GATGGTCTGGCCGAAGAATTGCCCGGCCTCTGCCATGGCCTCCTGTTTCTCGCGGAGGTCTTCCGTCGCCGTGGTGGCCTGGGCCATGCCCTGGGCAAGCTGGGCAATCTCTTGGCGCTGCTGGGGCGTAAGCTGGATACCGGCACGCTGCGCTTCAGCAAGCATCTGCTGCTCGTAGCGGAATGCAGCCGCCTTCTGCGTCGACATGGTGAGGGCCTGCTGCTCGCTCTGCTGCGCCTGGGTGTATTGCCGCGCGCCCTGGGTGATCGAGGCATAGGCTTCGCTCTGCCTGGTGGCCGCATCGGTCAGGCGCTGAATCTCGGCGGCAGTATCCTTGCTACGGGCGTCCGCGTCCTCAATGTGCCAGTTCTCGTTCGCCAGCGGGAAGGACAAGCCGAATTGGCTGGCGTTCTGATGGACCCACTGGCGGGCGGCGGCGGAACCATAGCCGAGATCGGCGGCGTTGCCCTTGTTGTGCTGGCTGTTACCGGGCGGTGCCACCCATTTCCGGGCCGCTTCCGGCGAGCCGTATTTCTTCAAGGCATCAAGCCAAAGCTGTTGCTGGCGCTCGACGGAACGGAAACCGCTGTTGATGGTGACGCTGCCCTTTAGGTTGTCGGGCATGCTGGCGAGCATCTTCGCCAGCTTCGACGCAAAGGCGTCTGCCATGCCGTCGATATGAGACGTGGCCTTGCCCGATGCCAGGACAGCGGAAAGATAGCGCGTGGGGTCGTCGGTGGCGCTCTTCAGGCTCGCGGATGCCAGCGCCTTCCCGCGAAGCTCATTCGCAAGGTAAATCTCGCCCATCGTCCGGGCCTTCGACACGGCGGCGCGATAGGTATCGTCAATCCGGGTCTTGGCGTCGAGATCGCGGAGAGACGCGGCCAGTTCCGGCACCTCATTCTTGAGTGCGTGGATTGCGTCGGCGTAGCTGTTGAGCTTGGAAGCGGCACCACCTGCCGCGCTCCCGGTGCCGGACAGAGCATTGTTGAGATTGTCGAGCGGCGGCTTTGCGCCCCTGGCGTCCTGGCCCGTCCGATAGATGAAGTTTTCGGAATAGCCCTGGCGGCGGTCGAGAACGTCGCGGAGCTTCAGCGCCTCGCCGGTCAGTTCCTCAATGCGCTGCTTCTGGCGCTCGATGTTGAGATCAATGGCGGCATCACCAGGATACGCGGCCTTATCAAGCTCCAGGTCCGAAAGCAGGTTCTTCACCTCGCGGAGCTTGTCATAGGTGCCGACAAGCTGCGCTTGCACGTTCCGGGTGGTCTGTTCCTCGATCCGATTGAAGCGGTCGAGCCAATCGTCCATAGCGCCGACGACTTCGACCACGGCACCCTTCAGGGCGGTGCCAACGGTCGCCGTGATCTTGGAAAACTTCCGGTCGATTTCGTCGGCGCGCTGAATCACGTCGTCGTCAAGAACAAGGCCGAGGTCATGCGCTTCCTTGATCTGGGCGCGGATGCCTTCGGCTCCACGGTCCAGAAGCTCCACGAAACGTTCGCCGCCCGTGCCGCCGAAGAGTTCATCGGCAATGCGGATCTGCGCAGCCCGGTCCAGGTGCTCAAGCCTGCCGATGATTTCGACAAGCAAGGCGGAAGGATCGGCCAGCTTGCGCTTGAGGTCTTGCGCCGAATAGCCGAGGCGCTGGAATGCTTCGGCGGCGCTGCCCTTGCCGGTGACAATAAATTCGTCGGCGCGAAGGTTCAGCTCCTTCATGCCATCGGTCAGGGCATCAACCGGAATACGCGCCTGGTTCGCGACGTGCGAAAGCTCCTGGAAAGCACGATTGGACAGGCCGGCACGTTTGGCTTCCGAACCGATGTTCGCAACGCCTTTCGTGAGATCGGCAACGCGCCCGATAATGGCGTCCAGGCCACCAATCGCCAGGGCACCGATGGCGCCGCCGGCCAGGCCCTTGCCGAAGGCGCTCATGGTATTCATGGCGTTCCCCATGGCCTTCTCGATGCCGGAGCCGGCCTGTTCGGCGTCCTTCTGCATCTGGCGGAAGTCGCGACGGGTCCGGTTCTTGCCGCGCTCAAGGTCACGCTCAAATTTCGTAAGGCGGGCCTCAAACGAGACCAAAAGGCGCTGTTCGTCGTCTGCCATCTAGAAGGCTCCTATGCTGCTTCGGCTTCAGCCTGAAGCCTGTCGAAGTCGTCGGGGTCGAGGTCGAAAATGGATCGGCGGTTGTCATTGGCGGCGGCACGGGACACGGCGAGCGCCGAGGCGATAGCCCCGTCGATATGGTTGGAATGGCGGGTGCCCTTGTGCATCGTGACAAGCTCGCCGGCATTGGCGGCGCGCTTCACCACGACGGAATCGAAGTGCTGGCGAAGGATCGGGTGCGCGCCGTGCCGGATGCGCTTGCCGTTCACGACGCGCTCAAGGTCGCAAATCGGGCCATGCATGTTCACGGGCGTCTGGCGAACCTGAAGGACGTTGACGCCGTGATCCATGAGCTTGTGCATAATCGGACCGGCAAGGGACGGGTCGAAGACGACTTCCCGCACGTCATAGGTGCCGCAAAGGTTGATGACGTGATCGGCAATGGCGTCCGGCTCGATCACGGGACCGTCGATCACGTTCAACAGGCCATCGTCGCACCACCGGGGATATGGCACCTGTTCGACCTTGGCCTTGTCCTCCAGGCCATCGGACGGCAGGAAGAACCACGGGTGGACGGAGACGCGCCCGTCGTCGTGCTTCCACGCGCCGACAATGGCGGTGAGGTCGCCGGAGCGGGACAGGTCAACGCCAAGCCAGCAAGGCAGGGGTTTGAGTTCCGCCAGGTCAAAGTGCAGATCGTGGCCCGCATCATAGACGGCCATATCGAAAAGTGGCGCGCGGGAAGCGGCCTGCCAGATATTAAGATGGTATTGCTGAAAGGCGAACCGCTCGGCGGGCCGGTGCTCTGCCTCGCGCGCCATGGTGCGCAAGCCGCCGAGATCGGGGAAGCCATGCGCCAGGCCGGGATTGACCTTGTGCCAAACGCCTTCCGCTTTCCAATCGTCACCAGGGTCAGCCTCGAAGATGATCGGCAGGAAAGACGGGTCGTCAATTTCGCCGGTCGCGACCTTCCGGGCATAATCGTAAAGCTCGAAGCCGATATTCTCCTGTCCACGCCCTGCTGTGGTGGCGATGATCATGAGGGTGTTGGGCACCTTCGCCATGCCGGACTTCAGCGCTTCCCAAAGGTCACGGCCCTTCCATGCATGGATTTCATCGACCAGGACAAAGGAAGGCGTCTTGCCATGCTGCGCCGCGCCGTCCGACGACACCGCCAGGAGTTCGGCCTTGTTGAGCTTGCACGCGATTTTCTTGGCGCTGTTGTGCGCGTCATAGATTCGGGTCGCGGCGACAAGGCGGCGATCTTCCCGGACGATGTTCGCGGCTTCCTTGAAGCCAATGCCGGCCTGTTCTCGATCCGAGGCGGCAAAGATGGCCTGACCGGCGGCGCGCGCTTCCGGGCCGATAGTATGGAGCAACGCCCATGCGGCAGCGATGGAGGTCTTACGGTTGCCCCTGGGGAGCATGAGAAAGACCGTGCGCACGATCCGGGAGCCGTCCGGGTTCCTGGGGCCGTAGATGCGGCGCGTCATGCGTTCCTGAAAATCGTAAAGCTGGAATCCGCCCTTCGGTGCCGTGCTGGCCGGGTGCTTCAGCGCCCGGATGAAGTCAACGGCCTCCTGCCCGTAACCGAAGGGGTCCGGGATCGGGGAGCCGTCATTGATCCATGCGGGGAAAGCGCTCCTACTCAAGGGCGATTCCTGCCGATGGCGAGCGGGTTCACGTCTTCGTCGTCGGCGGGGCCGGCGCTGGCGACACGGGCGCGGGACACGGGCGACAAGCCAAATTCCGCCGCAAGCTGGCGGGCCGTCTGAATTGCCTTGTCCTGGAGACGGGCGAGCTTCATATCAATGTCGCCGGTTGCGGGATTGCGAAGTTTGCCCTCCAGCTCACGCGCCATGCCGCGCGCCATGCAAAGCTCTTCGATGCCGCCGAGATCGCCACGGGTGATAATGCCACGCTCAATCAGGCCGGGCATGATGCGCTTCCATTCCGCGCGGGCGTATTCCGAAAAATGCTTCGGCGCGGCTGGTGCCTTCTGGAGGGCGTTCGCGTCGGCTTGGACGGCGGGCTTCACGCCGCGAAGGTGTGTCATCGGATCACCTCGCCGCGAAGCTCCAAGGCTTCATATCTGCCGAGTTCCTTGATTTCCTTCAGGCCGTAGCTCTGGCCGTTGTAGGTGACACGATCTGCCGTGGTGATGCCGGGGCGATACCGGACGCGGAAGATCATGGTGCCGGTCTCTGCCTCGCCGTAGCCGGTGAAAAATTCGGCGGCGGACTGTTGCAGGGCTTCGGCCCAAACCACGGCCACGGTCTGCCACGCCTTCATCACGTCGCCGGACGGCTTCACGGTTTCGGTCTCGCGCTCGATGGTGATACGGCGATCCATGTTCCCGATGTTGAGCATTAGACCGTCCACCGAATAAGGGCTTCGACGCTCACCACCGAATGGCCGTAGGCGGGTTCCGGGTCGCGAAGGTGCCGGATCGCCGTAACCTGGAAATGGTCGCAATAGCCGCCGTCGATTGGCAGATTGTATTTGCTGAGAGCGGCGGCGACGGTGCCGGCGATTTCCTTGGCGGCATCCTGGCCGGCGTCGAGCGTCCAGATATGCAGGTCGAGGTAAACCCATGCGGCGCTCTGGGCGCGATAGTCGTTCCCGTGCAAGGTCGTGGTGCCGTCGCTCATGATGATGCACGGCGTCTTATCCGGGCGCGTCGAGCCGCTGCGGATATGATCGGCAGGCACAAGATCGGTGACTTCCGGCTTGGCGGCAAGCCGGGCGCGAATGGCGCTCTGGAGTGCAAGGATGGGTTCAATCAAAGCTGGCTTCCTTTCCAGGCGTCCCGGATGGCCTTCCGCCCGGCACGGTCAATGCGCTGCTGAAGACGTTTGCGGAGAAGGCGAACGGCAGGCCAGAAATACGGCTGCGCTTCCGCATGGGCGGTGCCATACTCGACCAGATGCGGATAACGGGTGTCGGTATCGCCCGCCGTCACGATCACCTCATTCTCGCCGGCCACGCGGGAGCCGCCCGGCTGGCTATACGGCGGGGTCATCTGGCCGGGGCCGGTAACGGTGATCGAGTCTTTGAGTGCGCCCGTGTCTTCTGGTGCAAGGTGGCGCTGCATCGCGGCGAGTTCTTCCGCCGACGACATGAGCGCCTTGTTGATGCTCTTCCTGGGCGCGATCTTCACGCGATCCATCGCCGCCATGAGGTTGTCGAGGCCGTCACTCGCCATCGTGGAACCACCTTTCGCGGTAGGCGTCGAGGACAGCGGCCACGCCTTGGGGCGCGATCTGCGAGGACAAGCCGAAGGTGGCGATGTTGCGCACCTCGTAATAGAAGGCGACAAGCCGGAGAATGGCGAGTTTGAGGTCAGCCGGAAGCGGGTCAAGATCGGCCAGCGGCTTCCCGATATAGTTCGCCACATATTGCTCGGCGGCTTCGATATAGAGCGTGATCAAGGCGTCTTCGTCGCTATGATCGACGCGCATGTGTTGCTTCGCCAGTTCTGGCGTGATGCCTGTCATTCGGCTGCTTCCTGTGAAAAAGTTATATTCGGGGTCTCTTGCGCGGTGCTCCCCGCGCCGGTCCCCTGAAACGCTTGCAAATTGGAGACCACCCCCGGCTTAGGTCCGGGGCGCTGCGCGCCGCCTAGTGCAATAGCTGCCTCCATTGTGCCGAGCTTTCGGCGGCGCGCATAAAGAGTCGGAAGGGATACGCCGAGAAGCTTGGCCCATTGAGCGACAGTGAGCGTCACCCCTTCAAAGGTGTAGAGTCCCACCATGGACGGCGAGGCTTCCACTTTACCAATCAACGTGAACAACCTTTGCTGTTCTTGCCGCCGGTTCTCTTCGGCATTGGCAAGAACACGCTGGCGGATGGCTGCACACTCTGCGGCAAACTCTTCTTTGTCGATCTGGCGGGCGCGTTCAGCGGGCGTCATTACAATGCTCGTTCCTGCCGCTGCTTCACGCTGTCATGGCAGGGTTGGCAAAGTGGTTGCCAGTTCGCCCGGTGCCAAAAGAGACGCTTGTCGCCACGGTGCGGGATGACGTGATCCACGACGGTTGCAAGGCGGGTGACGCCGTTCTTGCTGCATTCCCGACAATGGGGATGCATGGCGAGGTATTCGAGGCGGGCCTTGCGCCACTCATGGTTATAGCCGCGTTTGGCCGCTGAAGGACGGCGGGCATCGTGGCGGGCCTTTCGTTCCTGTCGTGCCTTCTGCTGGCAAGCGCAAAGCTCGCCGTGCGGGACGATGTTGTTACAAGGGCAGATGCGGGGCGGCTTGCTCATCGGTCGCGCCCCTTACCCTTGAGGGCGTGGAGACCGGCACGGTCAAATTCAGGATCGAGGCCGGCGGCGATATTGCGCTCAACCTGTTCCGGGTCCGGTTCCTTGTCGTCGGTGCCGCCGCCGTGGATCGCCTTCAGCTTCTCCAGGTGAGCACGATAGGCGCGGTCGATTTCGGTAGGGGTGGCGCTCCATGCCTGTTCGGGCGTCCAGCCAAGCCAGCCGGTGGCACGGTCATAGAGGGCGGCAAAGACCTGGGGCCAGGTCATGGGTTTGGCCATGGATCGCAAATGCGACAGTTGCGTCGCATGCCTTTTCGGTTCCGGCGTGAGCATGGAAACGAGATCAGCCAGCGGGGCACGGACAGACAGGAAGAAAGGGAGAAGCGGCCTTGCCGGAACGGCAGACAGCAAGGCCGCTGCATCCTGGCGGCTCGTCGCGCACGCCAGGATGATTTCGGAAATGACGGTCACGTTAAGGTCGTCGAGCGCCCGAAACAGGTTCGGGACACCATGGCGCTTTTCAAGAATGGTGGTGGCGCGCAAGGAAGGGCGAAGCACGACGACGTGGCCGTCGTGTTCAATACTCACCTGTTCGTATGCGCGCCGCCTGTTCATGGCTTAGGCGATCTTCAGCTTCGCCAGGGCTTCGCCCATGACGACACAGCCACCGACACGGCGGCGAGCGTGGAGCTTGATGATACCGTTTGACGCGCCCGTGTAGTCGTCGCGGAGAATGTCGAAACCGACGCGATCAGCAACGGCATAGCCGCTGGCGAAGTCACCGAAGACAATTGGGGTGGCGTCGGCGGCAACGTCCGGCATGTCCACGCCTTCATAGACCGGACGGCCAAGCAGGGTGGCGGGCTGGCCGGCAGAAAGGGCGGGCTGCCAGATATAGGAGCCGTCCGTGTCCTTCAGCTTGCGAACCGCCGCCATCGTCTTGCGGTTCATGAGCCAGGAACCGTTCGAAGAATAGGCCGTCTTGATCGCATAGAAGAGATCGATCAGGTCGTCGGCGGCAATCGTGCCTTCCTTCTCGATCACCTCGTCGGACGTGAGCACGCCTTCGGCCTGGGTGGTGCCGTTACCGTTGACGAACCACGACGCTTCGACCTGGCCGAACCGGCGGGCAACGTGGTTGGACAGATAGGCCGCAAGGTCGATCTGGGCGTCTTCCAGGAGGATGCGCGTCACCGGGACCATAGCGGCCATTTCGTGGGCCTTCAGGTCGATCTGCTCGAAGCTCGGTTCGTCTTCGGTGGCGGCAGCGGTCTCGGCGCGGGAGGCCGGGGTGACTTCATCGACCAGGCGCGGAAGCTGAAGCAGCGGGCCGGACATGGCAAT